CGGTTGTTAAGTATGCCCTTGGTGATCCTATCGAGGAGATACAACCAAACCCAGTATTAATGAATATGGTTCTACAAAGAATAGAGCCACCAATGAAGTCAACAATGCCTCTTATTGAATTTGAATTCGACAAAGACGCTAAACCACACGTTCAAGCCTCGCAAGTAATGAAAGCCGCATCCAATGGCTTAATCCCCCCTGACATCGCCAATATGTTTGTAAGCTCTATTGCTTCAATGATGAAGATACAAGAAATAACCGACATTGACGAAAGGTTAAAAGCATTAGAGATACTTGAAAATGAAAAGACTTGATAGGCTTATAGCGCTTGAGGACAAGATCGCTGTAACCGGCGTTAATGCTTCAAGCACTGTAATAGGGTTCGTAAGCCCTCAGTCTGGGATGCTAACAAGTTCGTACCACTTGCATGACGGTGAGTGGGTCCCAACCAGTAAAGAGCCTAGCGCTTACTTCGCTGAGATAGTTAAGCCAATGTTCTTAAGGCCTAAGAGATTTATTATTCTTATAGGTGGCCGAGGTTCGGGTAAATCAATTCTAAAAGGCGATCACGGTTTAATCGGTATGCATGACTTGGGTCGCAACTTAATGTGTATACGTGAATTCCAATCATCGGTTGCTGACTCTGTGCACGCATTACTTACTGACGAGGTTAAGCGCTTAGAGCTAGATAACTTCGACGTAACAGACAGAACAATCAAATGTACTCACAATAATTCAATGGCTAGATTTATGGGGCTAAGCCGCAACCCTGAATCAGTTAAATCAGCGTTTGGCTTTCTTGATTGGTGGATTGAAGAGGCGCAATTTTTAAGTGAGAGGTCGCTTAGGGTTTTGACGCCTACCGCACGTAAAAAGCCAATGAAGGGTTTACCTGGCAATCTAAAAGAGGTAAACAACGATGAGCTAGATTTAAATGATGTTCAAATGGTATTTTGTGGAAACCCTGCATCAAGCGAGGATCCGTTCAGCCAAAGGTTTATTGTTCCATTTCAATCAGAGTTAGATGCTAATGGTGTGTATGAAGATGATATGCATCTAGTTATAAAAATGAATTGGAATGACAACCCATGGTTTAAGGATTCAGGATTAGAGAGCGAAAGGCAGTTTGATAAAAACAATCTTCCAAGGTCTACCTATGATTGGGTGTGGGAAGGTGGCTTTAATGACGAAATTGAAAACGGACTAGTCAAGCCTGAGTGGTTTGATGCGTGTATTGATGCACATGTTAAGTTAGGCATGAAAGAGTTCGGCGTCACTAAAGTATTACATGACCCATCAGACCTAGGTAGCGACCCTAAAGCTACACTAGTTAGAAAGGGCAACATAATCACAGAGGTTATGCAGCGTACTGACATGGACGTTAACGAGGGTTCGGACTGGGCGCTAGGTGTTGCTATAAACGAGAGTGCGGACCAATACGAGTGGGACGTTGGCGGTATGGGTATTACACTCAAGAGAGATGTTAACTCTGCATTGGGCGGGAAAAAGATTGAGGCGTTCCAGTTTAATGGCGCTTCAGGTGTTGATATGCCCGACCATCGCTATATACCTTCAGGAGCGTCTAACGTTAGGGACGATAAGAAGAACAAAGAGGTGTGCAAAAACTTAAGGGCGCAATGTTACTTAAAATTAAGGGATAGAATTTACAGAACATACCTAGCAGTTAGCAAGGGTGTAATGTGCGATCCTGATTTGCTTATATCGATAAGCTCAGACTGTGAAGCGATAAAGACGTTAAGAGCTGAATTATGCAGAATGCCAATTAAGCCTAACTCGGCCGGACTGTTTGAGCTGTATACTAAGAAAGAGATGAGAGAGAAGTTTAAAGTACGCTCCCCTAACTGCGCAGACGTTGCAATGATGAGTGAGCGCATACATGATATAATCGCCGAAGTTGAAGAAATTAATTTTAGCTCAATGTTTTAGGAATAGTTATGGCAAAGCAAAAAGATAATAACGAACACAGCGCATGGCTCCAGCAGTTGGGCAGTTACCAGGAGTCTGAATTAGACCAAAGAGAACAAGCGCGAGATGCTGATCACTTCTTACTTGATAAGGATGGTCAGTGGGAAATTCACGTTGCCAAAACGCTGGACGACCAGCGCAGGCCGCGATACACGTTTGATAAAGTAACGCCAGTAATCGAATCAATAATGACTGATATCGAGGATATGGAGTTCGCTATTAATGTTAAGCCATTGGGTGGTGAGGCTAACAAAGAAGACGCATTGATGCGTGAGGGTATGATTAGAACGATTGAGTCAAACTCTAAAGCGGTGTCTATCTATCGTAAGGCTGCTAGGCGTGTTATCCGTAGAGGTTTTGACGCGTGGGAGGTTAAGGCAAAGTATCTTGATCCATGGTCGTTTGAGCAAGACCTAGTAATTTCAACAATACCAAATGCAATTAATCGCGTGTGGTTTGATAATACCTCTACAGAGGAAGACGGTTCCGACATAGAAAACGCTTACGTTCTTACGTCTATGTCTCCAGCAGATTACAAGGAAACATGGCCAGATGGCGCAGGCGTTAGCGTTGACGATTCAGAGACGCAGCAGCAGTATGAAGAAAACTATCAGCCTGAAGTTATCACGGTCGGTAAGAAGTACTACCGCAAGCAAGTTAAGGTTGAAATCCTTCAAATGTCTAATGGTGAAGTGCTTGAGAATGACGACAATAACAAAAAGATCCTCGACGAGCTAAAGCAGCAAGGCGTTACTATTGCCAATCAAAAGAAGGTAGACGACTTCGCTGTCTATGTTCGATACTTTGACGGCTCTGCGATGTTAGGCCCAGAAGAAAAGACTGTATTCAAATCAATCCCAGTTGTGCCGGTGTATGGCAATCATGAAATACTTGGTCACAATTCAAAGATTACTTACTCGGGTATTACATTAAAAGAGATGGACGCTCAACGAGTTCACAACTATGCAAAGTCGAGAGAGATTGAAGAGGGCGCGCTAGCTCCACGTACTAAGTGGTGGATGACTAAGAAGCAGGCCAAAGGTAACGAGAAACAACTGCAGAACATGAACACCAGCGCAGATCCTGTGCAATTCTATACACTAGATCCTGACGCGGTGCCACCATACCAAGGTGGGCAGAATAACATTAACCCTCACTTGGCAACTCTAGGCAACCAGATGGCGCAAGACATTAACGCGCAAGCTAGTGTTTTCAGCGCTATGCAAGGTGACTTCGGCGGTCAAATGTCTGAAGACTCAGTGAGAATGCAGATAGATAGAGGCACAGGTGCTACTCGTAAATGGGTTAATTCAGTTGCTACCGCTATCAGCCGTACTGGGGATATCATTCTAGAAGCGCTGCCGGTAACTTATGACACTAATCGACAGATGCAAATAACAGGTATTGATGGCACTGAAGAAATGGTTATGTTGAATGATGAGGTTTACGATCAACAGACGCAGACCATGGTTAGCGTTAACAATCTCAACAAGGGTAAGTACAAAGTAACTTGCGACGCTGGCCCAGCATTTGCCAACAAGATGGAAGCTGGGCTTGATGCGCTACTTAAGTATGCTGCTATTGATCCAAGCGTATTAGCTATGGGCGGCGATGTAATGCTTAAGGCTATCGACGCTCCATTGGTTGATAAGATTGCAGAACGCAAACGCGCAATAATGTTACAACAAGGCGCTATACCTGAGTCGCAAATGACTGAGGGTGAAAAAGAGCAGGCGGCTATACAGGCTCAGCAACCTAAGCCACAAGACCCAGCAATGATGCTTGAGCTTAAGAAGGCTGACGCCGAGATACTAAGAGAGCAGAACAGAGCACAACAACTTCAGCTGGAGGCATACAAGCTGAAGCAGAAAGATGCAGAGTTACAACTTAAAGCTCAAAGTCAGCAGTTTGATAACATGGGTAAGGCTACTGATATCGATAAGACTGTTGCAGACACTGCTCAATCGTGGGCTAAGACTCAGCAGATTAGCGGTGACACTACAGCAACTCAGATTGATACGCTTCAGAAGTTGCAGCCACAAGTTACTATCGTTGGCCAAGTAGAATGACAGAGAGGCTAATCAAGCTGCAAGGCGAGAAGCTACCGCAGGAAGCTGTATGGGTTGATCAAACCATGATGTACGAGGTTAACGACCCATTAGTAATTAACATTGACGGTGAAGGAGAAAAGAAGTACTTCATTGTTGATGTTATCGAGGATGGTATTGTGGCCGTACAAATGCAGTAGAATTCACGATTAGCAAATTTAACCAATTAGTAGTAAAATAAACAAAAGCCCAACGTGAGGGTTATGTCACGGCTTAAATTCGCCTTAAGGGTGCTTAAATGAACGAACAACTAGATGCAAGTGTTGATACAAGTGAAGATGTGGTGCTACCAGGCCAGTTAGCGCAGTCTGAACCAGTTGAGACAACCTCTGATTCATCACCAGATAGTGGAGAAACCCACGAACAAAAACATGATGGTGTTCAAGCGCGATTCAATAAGATAACCGCTGAGAAGTATCAGGCGCAGAGAGAGAAAGACGACCTTCAAAGGCAGCTTGACGAAGTTCAAGCAAAGCTTTCTACCGCTCAACCTGACCCTCAAGTAGTTACACCAGACTCGCCTAAGTTGCCAAATGATATATTTGATGAAGAAGCTATGCGAAAGTATTACGCAGATTCAGCAGTATATAATCAAAACGTTGCAACAAATGCAGCTAAATCAACTTATGAATCCCAGCAAAAAAGCGCAGCAGAGCAGGCTGATAAGGCTAAGCAAGCTGAGTTTGTCGGAACATACGCTAACAACGCTGTTAGAGATGGCGTTGATATTGACAAACTTAGAGTTGCAGAGCAAGCAATCAACCAAGCTGGCATTAACCCGCAATTAGCTGAATACATTATGAAAGACGCTAACGGTGGCAAGATTGTAGAAACGCTATACGATAACCCAGCATTAATGCATGAGTTGTTAGCGATGGATCCAATCAGCGCAGGCATGAAAATAGCAACAGACATTAAACCAATGGCGTTATCAAAAACGCCGAAAGTATCTAGCGCACCAACTCCGCCAACAGAAATTAAAGGCGGTGGGGTACACGAACAGGATGAGTTCGAACGTAAATACCCTGGCGCACAATTCATTTAAGAGGATATAAATAATGGCACAGCCTAACAATTACGACAGCAACACGAACAAAAAACTACTTAAGTCATTTATTAAGGGTTTTGAAAGTTCAACTGTATTGACTAACACCGTATCAAAGCAGCTAGTTAATGAAATCGATTCTTCTACAGGTGGCACTCCAGGCGCTGGCGACCCAGTAGCTATGAAGCGACCAACTCAGTATGTGCCGCAGCGTACGCCAGACGGAAACATGTCTAGCTCTGACACCAACCCTGTTCGTACGGGTAAAGTTGTTGGTAACGTTTCAGAGAATGGTTACATTACAGTATTCGTTAACAACACCCAGGTAGAGGAAGCGTTACAAGCAGATCAACTTGATGAGCTATTGCGACCTATCGCTGAAGATATGGTTGTTGAATGCGAGTCTGAATTAGCTAAGTACATGACTAAGAATGCAGCTTTGATCTCTGGCGCTCCAGACACTGCAATCGCTAAATGGTCAGACATCGCTAAAGCAGGCGCACTGTTCAAAGAGTCAGGCGCTCCAGCTGGTAAACGTTACGCTGCAATCAACAGCTTTGACGAAACCACATTAGCAGACCTGCAGACTCAATTAGGTGTTAACCCAGAAGTTAACGCTGCATGGGCTGGCGCTGTAGTTAAAGAGCGTTTTGCTGGTTTGGATCAAGTTCTAACCACTAACAATCTTGATGAGTACACAACTGGTAACGAGTCAACAGGCTTAACATTGGCATCTACCCCAGCAGCTACTTATACGGCTTACAAAGATTCTTATCAGATGAGCCTTGCTATTACTGGCATGACGGCTACAACTGGTACTCTTAACGCTGGTCAGCAGCTTCAGTTCTCTAGTTCATTACTTCTTAACTTGCGTAATCGTAAGATTGTTCGCGAGAATGGCGCAGGTGTACCGATTACACTTACTGTGCTTGAAGATGTGACCGCAGACGGCTCAGGTAATGCAACCGTTAAGGTTTCAGGCGCTGCAATCAATGAAACTGGTGTTGATGGTGCTTACAATACAGTTAGCGCTGCATTGACCTCTGGCGATGCTGTAACTGTACTTGGCACAGCTAGCACTTCATACCGCCCAGCTCTAGCGTATTGTGAGGGCTTTGTTGGCATGGGTTCGGTTGTTCTTCCTAAGCTTCACGCTTTAGATTCAATGATTGTTAACCACAAAGGCATGTCTATCCGAGTTCATAAGTTCTCTGATGGTGTAGCCAACATTAACAAATATCGTTTTGATATCCTCCCTACATTCGCATGTTTCAACCCATTCTGGGGTATGCAGTTGTTTGGTAAGTAATCATTAACTAAATGTTAATAACCGAAAGGGGGCTTCGGCCTCCTTTTTTGCAAAGGGGTTAAAATGGTTCATCTATCTGTTTTTAAGTACTCAACTAACGATCGCGGTTATGTTCAATGCGTGATCAAAGATGAGGTTATTGAAGAGTTCACTGCTATGGGCTTTGTTAAGTCAGTTGACGAAGTGAAGAAGCCTAGAGCAAAAAAGAAGGCCGTTAAAGATGGTGACTAAAGGCGATATAGTTACAGGCGCGTCTCAGTTCATGGCTATCTGGAGTGTTACTACAGATTTAACTCCAGAAGAAACCGTTATAATGCTAGGCGTTCTTGACGATTACGCTTTAGAGCTTGAGAGTTCGGGGTTGCATACTGGTTACAATGCGCCGGTAGATTATGGGTTTAGCGATCCTAATGATGATTCAGGTATCTCTGATTGGATGGCTGGCCCATTTAAAAAGATGCTAGCGATTCAAACAATGACGGTATTTGGTAGGCAGACAACTGTAGATTTGGCAGGTATAGCCAAGATGGCTATCCAAACGTTAGAGCATGCACTTGTTAATGTTATACCTGCGAGTAACCCAGCCACACTACCTAAAGGCTCAGGTAATGAGTGGGCTTATAGAGATAGCAAGTTCTATTCAGAGGAGTCAGAAAGAATCGATACAGAAACAGGAGAAACGTTAGACGAAATAACATTAAGCACGGAAAACCAAAACTATTACCCATAACTCTATGATGCGATAGGCACGGAGAACTATATGACCGCAATAAATAGGCTTACCAATAAGCCAGAACCAATCTCAAGCGACTTAATACCAATATGGGATAGTCAGGCGGGAAGGACTCGAAACACTTCAACACAAGCCGTTTCTGACTTCACAGGTAATTCAATTAACCCAGTAGTTGGCATATCCTTTGTATCACCTAATCTAGTAGTAACCTACTTTGACGGAACTCAAACAAACATCGATTTAACTCCTTAAAACATAAAGAGGGCAAGGACATGCCAAGATTCATACTACAAGGAACTGACGCAACCACTGTTAGTCAGCACTCAAATCCTAAAGACCTTTATCACGATCTAGCCATTAGCGCCCCTGGAACAACTGGGGGTACGCTAACTATTACAGGGAAGAAAGTCGGTGCTGATTCATTTGAATCAATTCCAGACGGAGTAATAGACCTTGCAGCAATAACTTCAATTCAGTTTACAGGCGGCGTTGAGTCGTATCAGTTTGCCGTATCTGGTTTTACTGGTACTGGTGACATTACCGTAACTGACATATCACAGAGGGCTTAATTATGACTAAGGGATATACCACTAGCGGAGAACCTGCCCCCGCTGGGGTTTATGAAGGATCTAGAGCCTTGACGGTTCAATCATACGTTGAGGCAAAC